ATGATATAATTTATTTTCAGAAAAAAGTTTATCGTGCACTTAATGTTCCTGTTAATCGTTTGGAGCAAGAAGCACAGTTCTCTTTGGGTAGAGCGACAGAAATCAGCAGAGATGAAGTTAAGTTTCAGAAATTTATTGATAGACTTCGAACCAAATTCTCTAAACTATTCACTGAAATTCTGAAAAAGCAGTTAATCCTAAAAGGAATTATAACAGAAGATGATTGGGATAGTTTTAAACATGATGTTTTTATTGATTTTAAACTCGACAATCATTTCACTGAATTAAAACAAATTGAAATAACAAGAGAAAGACTCACCACATTAGATCAGATGAGTCAGTATGTCGGTGAGTATGTTTCTAAAGATTGGGTTATGAAAAATATTCTAATGTTCAGCGACGAACAAATAAAAGATCTCAAGAAAGAAATTGCTAAAGAGAAAGAATCCGGAGAGATAGCAGATTTCTCTGCTTCTCAACAGCAGCAACCTTTTTATCAAAACCAACTTGAACCAGATCAGCAACAAGATGAAAATGAACCTCAATAGGAGATTATAATGTCTGAAGAAACTGAAGTAGAAAATGAAGTAGAAACTGAATTATCGGTGAACGATCTAGTAAATAATATCATTAATAGAGACTATGCTGCTGCTAGTAATAATTTTGACGATTTAATCGCTCAAAGAATTGATGATAATTTATCTCAACAAAAAATTAACATGGCATCTCAAATCTTTTCAGATGAAGAAGATACTTCTGTAGACGACATTTCTGACGAGGAACTCGAATCAGAGATTGAAAGCGAAATTGAAGACGAAATAGAAGATGCTTTGAGTGATGAAGAGGAAAATATTTCCTCTGAAGAAGAATATTAAACTTTCATTTTGTATAAATAATATACATGATAAAGTTTAAAGATATAAGAAGGATTGGGAAGGCAGGTGAAGTTGTCTTTGATAAGAGGATCAACAGAATTCCTGTTAAAATAATTAAGATCGATGATACTTATGCAGCATATGTTGATGGCGATTATCTCGATCATTATAAAAGTCTTTCCCAAGCGAAAACTTCTATAAACACTACAATAAAGGAACTTTCATAAATGAAACTTATCGTAGAAGCAATAGAGCAAGATTTAGAGGTTATAACTGAAGCAAAAGCAGATGGCAGTAAGAAATATGCCATCGAAGGTATTTTTGCTCAGTCTGAATCTAAGAATCGTAATGGCAGAATCTATGAAAGAAATGTTATGGAAGGTGCAGTAAACAAATACATCGAAGAACAGGTAAATGAAAAACGTGCTGTTGGTGAGTTAAATCACCCAGACGGTCCAACTGTTAATCTCGATAAAGTTTCTCATCTCATCACTTCACTTCAATGGGAAGGAAATGATGTGATAGGAAAGGCATCTATTCTCGACACTCCTATGGGTAATATCGTTAAAGGACTACTTGAAGGTGGAGTTCGACTAGGTGTTTCAACTCGTGGTATGGGTAGCCTTGAGCAACGTGACGGTGCAATGTATGTCAAAAATGACTATATTCTCAATACGATCGATATCGTACAAGATCCCTCCGCTCCATCAGCTTTTGTTAATGGTATAATGGAAGGAGTAGAATGGGTCTGGAATAACGGCATTGTCAAGCCTCAGGTAATTGAAAAAATGGAGACTGAAATTAAACGCGCACCTAGCAAGAGACTCTATGAGACTCAGGTTAGGGAGTTCAAGAATTTCCTCTCGTCTTTGAAAAACGAAAAATATTAAGGAGTCCTAATATGGATGATAATCAAGTAGAACTCCACGATGACGAGGCAGAAATCGTGGACGAAGCGAAAGTAGATCCTGATGCTGGCACTGAAGAACAATCAGTTGCCTCTGTCAAAAAGGCAGAAAGTGCAGGAACTGCTAAAAAGCGAAGAGGAGATAAGAGCAATAGTGAACCTCGGGGTAAAGTCGTTGCTGGCGACCCCGAAAAGCATTCTGAAAGCACTGAATATGATTTCAGTGACGATCTAAATGCTCTCGTTGATGGAGAAGCAACTTTGTCTGAAGAATTTAAGGCAAAAACCGCTGTTATCTTTGAAACCGCAATCAAATCCAAAGTTTCTTCTGAGGTCGAAAGACTTGAAGAAGAATATAATACTAGACTTGACGAAGAATTGGAGTCAATTCACCAAGAACTCGTTGATAAAGTAGATGGCTACCTCAACTATGTGGTGGAACAATGGATGGAAGCAAATCAAGTTGCAATTCAACAGGGTTTGCGTACTGAGATCGCTGAAGAATTCATGGGCAAATTGAAAGATCTGTTCACTGAGTCTTACATCGAAGTTCCGGAATCCAAAGTCGACCTGGTTGATGATTTGGCAGAGCAAGTTGCTGAACTTGAGGATAAACTCAATACTGTAACTGCTGATGCAATCGAAATGGCTGAAGAACTGAAAAACTACGTGAGAGAAGAAATAGTTCGCGAGCATTCTAGCGACCTTGCTGATACTCAAGTTGAGAAACTTCAGTCGCTTGTAAAAGATCTTGAATTTGTAGACGAAGAAAGTTTTTCTAGCAAAGTAAAAACTGTTAAAGAATCATATTTCAAGAAGCAAAACACTAGTAATGAAATTGTAGAAGAGTCAGAAGATAATGACGAAGTTATTGAAACTTCTTCCGTTATGGAAAATTATCTCGCTGCCATTCGCAAACAAAACCATAGCAAGTAATTTTAGGAGTTAAGATACATGGAAATTTCATACGATAAACTGGTCGAAAAATGGGCACCAGTATTGAACGAAGAATCAAGCGGTACGATTTCAGATCGTCACCGTCGTAACGTAACTGCTGCAGTTCTTGAAAACCAAGAACGTGCTCTTCGCGAGCAGCGTTCTGAAGGTTTGATGGAAGTTGCCGCACCTGCTGCTAACAACACCACCGTTGCTGCTAACTGGGATCCCGTATTGATCTCCCTCGTTCGCCGCGCAATGCCTAATCTGATGGCATATGACGTTTGTGGTGTTCAACCAATGACTGGTCCTACTGGTCTTATTTTCGCCATGAAGTCTAGATACAAAACTACTTTTGGCGGTGCCACTACTGGCGACGAAGCACTATTCAACGAAGCACGTACTGCTTTCTCTGGCGACTCAACTGGCGCAGCTGGTGCTGATTCTAGCACTGGTCCTTCTGGTTTGAGCGGCATTAATGATGGAGACGCTGACTCCACCATCGCAGATAGTGCAGGAACTGATATTACTGGTCGCGGTATGCCTACTACCCAAGCTGAAGGACTTGGAACTGGCGGCCAAGATTTTGCTGAAATGGGTTTCACCATTGAGAAAGCAACCGTGACTGCAAAGTCTCGTGCGCTGAAAGCAGAATACACCATCGAATTGGCGCAAGACCTGCGTGCGATTCATGGTCTTGATGCTGAATCTGAGTTGGCAAATATTCTGTCAACTGAAATCTTGGCAGAAATCAACAGAGAAGTTATTCGTACTATCAACGCTCAAGCAAAAGTTGGTTGTCTCCAAACCAACATCACAACTCAAGGTATTTTTAACCTCGCTAGTGATGCCGATGGTCGTTGGTCAGTTGAGAAGTTCAAGGGTCTTATGGTTCAACTCGATCGCGAAGCAAATGTAGTTGCAAAAGAAACTCGACGCGGTAAAGGTAATGTGATCATCTGTTCTTCAGATGTCGCTACTGCTCTTGCTGCTGGCGGTGCTCTTGACTACACTCCTGCTATTAGCGCAAACTTGAATGTTGACGATACAGGTAACACTTTTGCTGGTGTTCTTAATGGTCGTATTCGAGTTTACATCGATCCTTATGCTGTTGCCGATTATGTAACTGTCGGTTATAAGGGTACTAATCCTTATGACGCTGGTGTGTTCTACTGCCCATACGTTCCTCTGCAAATGGTACGTGCGGTTGGCGAGAATGACTTCCAGCCTCGTATCGGGTTTAAGACTCGTTATGGTATGGCAAGTAATCCTTTTGTTGGAAATAGTCCTGCTAACGGACTTGCTACTGCTAAGACTAATCAATACTACAGGATTTTCCGTGTTGATAACATTCTTAACGCAGCATAAAGGAAAAGCAACAAGACCCTTTGAAATAGAGGGCGAAATTGAACGGGGACTTCGGTCCCCGTTTTTTTATGTTAGAAATATTACCATTTTATTACTAGGAATAGTATCATGAAAAATGCAATTTACATATTAGTTTTATTTTCGATAAGCAGTCTTTCTTGGGCACAAACTGATGAACAAGAATATAATTATAAAATAAAAAATGATGATTGGGAGTACACATTCCGTACAAGAGAAGATCGTTGGCACGTTGAAGTCGGAAAGAAATTATGGAACACGGAAGTTATGTACCGTTATGCCGATCAAGACGGTACTATCGAAAATCGTATTAAATTCACCACTGAACTTTTCTCATACAAAGATTTAGTTTTAGAAGGAAGAATGGAATATAGACATTTCGACAATAAAGAATCTCATTGGAGATATCGTTTCATTGCTGAGTATACTCCGCACCTGATCGGGAATTGGTATCTGTATGCAAAATTGCAACCTCGTTGGTCTCTGAAAGATGCAGGTGTAAGTTTTGATGCAAGAGATCAGTTAGGTATCACTTACAAATATCATGATTGGAAGATAACTCCTTTCATAGAACGTAATTCCGGCAAAGGGTATGGTATGAAACAAACTGTTTCTGGCATACATTGGGAGGCAAGAATATAAAACTAGTATAAATAGATGTATAGATTAAGAGGACATATTGCATGGCTGACCTTACCACTAACATCAATTTATTTCAACCGACTGGGTTTAAAGTTATAATTGACAAAAAGAAATTTGGCAATCTAGAATTTTTTGCCCAGTCGTTCACCCATCCATCTACTACTTTATCAGCAGTAGAAGTTCCGTTTTCGAGAATAACTGGCATTCCAGTTCCGGGAGATGCTATCACATTCGGAGAAGTTATAATAAGCGTCCTTCTTGATGAAGATTTTAATGCATATACAGAAATGTTTAATTGGTTAAACGATGCTGTTCAAACTAATTTTACCACACAAACGGATAGAACAACATCAAAATATCCAACATTTTCTGATATGAGAATTGTCGCTCTAACGAGTCATAACAATAAAAACAAAACTTTTAAATACATCGATGCTTTTCCTACTTCAGTGGGAGACATCACTTTCGAAGCAACCAACGCAGGAGTTGAATATATAACTTTTATGACGACCTTTAGGTTTTCATATTTTGAAATTGAATAATTATTTGAGGTGATTATGAATTTAAATGAAATATTAGATGAATGGAAAAATGATTGCATCCTTAGTAATAAGTTAGACGAAGAGTCTAAGAAAACTCCAACCCTACACGCAAAATATTTGTCTTATTTAAGTATTGCTAAATTGAATCTTCTGAGAGCAGAAAACGCTCAGAAAATTTTGTTGCGTGATAAATTTTTATACTATAATGGCAAACTAGATCAGGATAGTATAGAAAAAAATGGATGGAAATACGACCCTTTTGATGGTCTTAAGATATTAAAGGGTGATATGGATTACTATTATGAGAGCGATACAGAGATACAACAGTCAGAAGAGAAGATACAATACTATAAGAATATGATAGATGTATTAAAGGAAATAGTCGACACTCTGAAGTGGCGGCATCAAAATATTAAGAACATAATTGAATGGAGGAAATTCGAAGCAGGTAATTAGGTCAAAAAAGTAAAATGTTTTTAAAACAAAACGACCCCGAAAAATTTTCGGGTGAAAAATTCGCCTGCAAAGTTCAAGCATATGCATACTCTAACTGTACAAATGCAAAATTATTCAATGATGGCGATTCTATGCGAACCAGGGGTTCGTAACGAATTGAGCGAATATTTTTCATTTTATGTGCCAGGATATAAATTTATGCCAGCATATAAAAACAGAGTTTGGGATGGAAAAATTAGATTGTTCAATAATATGACATGTGAGATTAATGTCGGTCTTTATCACAAAGTTAAAAAATTTGCAGCAGAGCGGGGATACGGAATACAATTAAAACCGTCAGTTTATGGTGTTCCTGGAGATGTTAATAAAGTTAATCATCAAGAATTAGTAAAATATTTTTCCTCTTTGAATTCTACTTACGAGTTGAGAGATTATCAATACGAGGCGATTACTCATTCGATAGAAAACAAAAGAGCAGTGTTATTATCCCCGACTGGTTCAGGAAAATCATTTATCATATATAATTTGATGCGATGGTATCTAGACAATCATGATAAAAATGTTTTAATCATCGTTCCTACCACGAGTTTAGTTGAACAAATGTTTAAAGATTTTTTAGATTACGGATACGATTCTAAGAAAAATTGCCATATAATATATTCCGGTAAAGATAAAGAAACAAGCAAAAGAGTAATTATATCAACTTGGCAAAGTATTCATAGATTAAGCGGAGAATGGTTTCAAAACTTTGGTTGTATTTTTGGCGATGAGTGTCATGGATTCAAAGCAAAATCTCTTTCTAGTATTATGAATAAATCTGTTGATGCGCAATATAGATTCGGTACAACTGGAACTCTTGACGGAACTCAAACGCATAAATTAGTTTTAGAAGGATTATTTGGACCGACCTACAAAGTTACGACCACGAAAAAATTACAAGATGAAAACAAACTGGCGAAATTAGAAATACAAATGTTAGTTTTGGAATATTCGAAAGAAATAAGAAAGGGGTTCGTCAGCAAAAAATATCAAGAGGAATTAGATTTTATTGTAAAACATGACGCCAGAAATAAGTTTATAAGAAATTTAGCACTGACGCAAAAAGGAAACACACTAGTATTATTCCAATTTGTAGAAAAACACGGTAAAAATTTATTTGAGTTGATACGTGAAAAAAGGGATAATATATATTATGTGCACGGTGGAACTCAAACTTCTGATAGAGAAGCGATTAGAAAAATCGTAGAAGGAAAGAATGGAGCAGTTATTGTTGCTTCTTTAGGAACTTTTAGCACTGGGATTAATATTAAAAATTTACACAATATTATATTTGCCTCTCCGAGTAAAAGTCAAATTAGAGTATTGCAATCTATCGGAAGAGGACTGAGAATAGCAGATAATAAGCAACACACAAGATTATATGATATTGCTGACGACCTTCATTGGAACTCTCATAAAAATTTTACTCTGCTGCATAGCGAAGAAAGAATGAAGATATATACAAGAGAAGAATTTGATATTACCATAAGCAAGGTTATTATATAATAGCAAGGAATAATTAATTATGATGGTTGGTAAAAATCGTGCAGTTCCACGCACAGTATCTAGAATACCACAGGGATCTATCGGTGCAGAACTCGGCGTTTGGCGGGGAGATTCATCTGTGCTTTTTTTGCAAAAAGCTAAACATCTACATTTAGTGGATGCTTGGTCAACCGAAGCTTTTGAAGAATATCTTAGTGAAGATGGATTGGAAAATTATTATAAAAAATATGGGGACGAATTAGTCCATTATAAAGATAAAGAAAATTTTAATAAGTATTATGATAACGTATATGAGAAAGTTAGAAAAAGATTCATAAATTCACCAGTTACCATTTATAGAATGACGACTAGCAAGTGGTTTAAATCTTTTGATGAAAAACTTGACTGGATTTATGTTGATGCAAGACATGATCATTTTGGTGTATTAGACGATTTGAGAAATTGTCCGAAAGTCTTAAAAAAAGATGGAGTGATATATGGTGATGATTATGGCAATAAACTGGGAGTGGTGACAGCTGTTGATCAATTCATTGAAGAAACAGGATATACTTTTAATAATTTTTATAACACTCAATACGAGATAAAATTAATATGATGGGAGCAAATGAAAATATATACGAACTAAAATTATTTAACGGAGATAATATTCTGTGTTTAGCAGCACCTTGGGATGAAGAAACAAATGAAATTTATATAAAAGGTGCATTGCAAATATTATCGCATCCGGTTAATACTTCTTTTGGTGAAAATCGGTTTATGGTTTTAAAACCTTGGAATTTGAGCATAGATACTATATTAGAATATTCTACTCTAAGTCCATACGGAATTCTTTCTGCTACTGTTCCCTCAGAAAAAATAGCAACTGAATATTTAAAAGTTTTAGATAATCTTATGGAAAGGTATAGTCAGATATATGTTGATGATCAGCAATTAGATATGTTTGATGATGATATTTTCTTTGATTCTGATGTTACTATATCTTTTGATAATTTAGAAACTAAACCGAAAGATAATATTATCAGTATTTCATCCTTTCTCAAGAGACCTAAAAAATAGAGTATTCACCCGCCCCAGCGACCAAGCTTTATTATAATGATATCGCGCGAAAAGGCAATACTTGATAAATGAATAAATTTAAATATAATTATCTAATAATGGTGTTAAATTATGTCAAGACAAAATATACATTACGTTAACAATGCTAATTTTTCTAGCGCAGTTGTTGATTATGTGCGCAGTCATAGAATTGCTGAGAAAAATGGCGAACCCGAACCTATGGTCACAGATTACATTGCTGAATGTTTTTTGAAAATAGCAGAGGGTTTATCGCATAAATCAAATTTCGTTCGATACACATATCGTGAAGAAATGGTCATGGATGCTGTAGAGAATTGTTTAAGAGCAATTAAAAATTATAATATAGACGTAACAACAAGAACAGGTAAACCAAATGCATTTGCATATTTTACTCAAATTTCTTGGTATGCTTTTTTGAGACGAATCGCCAAAGAGAAAAAACAACAAGATTTAAAATTAAGATATCTTTCTGAGTCTGGACTTGAGAATTTTTTAATTGACGAAAATGAAGATCCAGAAGTTTCAAAAATAGTTCAGAGTTTTGTTGATAGTCTGAAAAAACGAATTGATGAAATAAAAGAGAAAGATGAAAAATTTGAGATATATAAGAAAAGTAGAAAACGTAGAGATAATTCTAATGATTCAGATTTAAGTTTGTTTTTTGACTTAGAGGATGATTATGAAAATAGCGATTTTGAATGATACTCATGCAGGTGTTCGCAATTCTTCAGATATTTTTATAGATTACCAAGAAAAATTCTATCGTGATATATTTTTTCCTTATTTGCTAGAAAACAACATAAAGAATATTATTCACCTTGGGGATTATTACGAACACCGAAGATTTATAAATTTCAAGGCACTCAATAGCAATAGAAAAGTTTTTTTGCAAAAATTGAGACAGTATGGAATTAGCATGGATATAATTCCTGGAAACCATGACACATATTATAAAAACACCAATTCGCTTAATTCTCTAAAAGAACTATTGGGTCATTATATGAATGAAGTGAATATTATCATGGAACCCAGAGTGATTGATTATGATGGATTGAAGATAGGATTGTTACCTTGGATTGCACCAGACGTTGAAGAAGAATCTTATGAATTTTTGAAAAATTGTAAAGCAGATATTATTGGAGGGCATTTTGAGTTAGCAGGTTTTGATATGTATCGCGGTATGCCTTGCACTCATGGAATGAATAGTGATTTGTTAAATCGTTTTGAATTAGTATTATCTGGGCACTTTCATACAAAGTCTCAACAGGGAAATATTAACTATCTCGGGTCTCAAATGGAATTTTTTTGGAATGATGCTGGCGATCCAAAATATTTTCATGTTCTCGATACGCAAACCAGAGAACTATCGGCGATTAAAAATCCAATCACCATGTATGAAAAAATAATATACGATGACTCCAAAAATACTAATTATATTGAGATGAGTTTAGATCATTTAGATGAGAAGTTTGTTAAGGTTGTTGTAATCAATAAAACCGATAGCTTTACTTTTGATAGATTTTTAGATAGAATACAAAGTAGAAATATACATGATCTTAAAGTTCAGGAAAATTTTTCAGAATTTTTAGGAGAAAACGTGCTTGACGAAAACATTTCAATTGAAGACACCGAATCGTTATTGAATTCATATATAGAATCAGTTGAAACTTCATTGGATAAAAATAAAATTAAAACTCAAATGATTGACCTTATGAAAGAAGCACAAACCATGGAAATATCTTGAGTAGAAATATTATATGATCAATTTCAAAGTCGTTCGTTGGAGAAATTTTCTCTCAACGGGCAACAATTTTACAGAGATAAATTTACAATCAGATAAAACCACTTTAATAGTTGGACAAAATGGATCGGGCAAATCTACCATGCTTGATGCCATCTCTTTTGCATTGTTTGGAAAATCTCATAGAAATATAAACAAACCACAATTGGTTAATTCTGTTAATCAGAAGAATTGTGTTGTTGAGGTTGAGTTCGCAGTTAATAACAATAACTTTAAAATTGTAAGAGGATTAAAACCTGTAGTATTCGAGATATGGAAAAACGATACTTTAGTGAATCAGAATTCTCATAGCAAAGAATATCAAAAAGTCCTAGAACAAAATATATTAAAATTAAATCATAAATCTTTTCACCAAGTTGTTGTGTTAGGATCCTCATCTTTCATACCTTTTATGCAACTTACCTCTATCAACCGTAGAAATGTGATCGAGGATTTGCTTGATATTAATGTTTTCAGTAAAATGAATGTAATTCTAAAAGAAAATATTGGCGCATTAAGAGAGACAATAAAAGATAACGATTATAAGATAGAGATTAATAGCACAAAAATAGATGCTCAGAAAAAATATATTCGCGAAATCACTAGAATGAATGC